TCTTCTTATTGGATCAGTAGGCATATTATCGTGGATCAAATTCGGCTAAATCAAACCCATCTAAACTATCTTCATTAGACTCAAAGTTTTGAGCCGGTAAATTTCTCTTACGCTGTTCAATCATTTTAGATTGTTGAGTATTTCCTTCAGCTATCCTTTGAGATTTACCCTCTTCCTTTTTTTGTTCCCGCATATCTATTTGTTCTTGCTCCATACCTCTTAATTGCATATTGTAATTAAATTCAACATCCATTAGTCTACGTTTTAAGTTAGCTTCATTAGTTTGTTTTTCTATTTCAAAAGCAATCTCAGCTTGTTTAATTTGAATTTTAGCTTGAAGTTCTTGTTGGCTTTTTTGCATATCCATTTGGGACTTCATTTGTTGCAACTGTTGTTGTTGCTGACCTTCCATAGCTTGCGCCTGTTGAGCTTGTTGTTGTTTTTGAGCTTCAGTTTGCTTACGTTTAACCTTTAATAATTCATTAGCCATCTTTAAATTATTTAAAGTTCTTATATCAATTGCATCTTCTAAATTAATACCTCCTTGCTGTAAGGCCATCTGGATATTAGCTTCTAACTGAGCTTTCTCTTCTTCATCGGGAGACATCTCAATAAAAATACCAAAGTCATATAAATATAAATTTTTAATTTCTTCTAAGATCTTTAAATTATACTTTCCAATCTGCATAGCAAATTCATCTTTAAAATCGGCATACTCTAAAATATCTGCAGTTCTAATAGACAGACACTCTGCCAATGTTTTAGTAATATATAAACTGGCTTTTAATATATGCCGGGTAGCTACATTAGAATTTAATGCTGCTAATTTTTGAACTCCCACTAATGAATTAGGATCAGGCGTAGACGCATCTCTCGCTTGATTAATACCGGTTACCTGCCTTAGCATTCCTAAATAATGATTATAGTTACCTACAAGCATTTGCATTTTACTTTGACCGCTACTTGAAGTTAATTGGCTAATAGGTTGTCGGGCATTATTAAATTCTCCATCTTGAGTATAACTTCTACCCACTACACTACCTGTTTGAAAGTATAATCTTAAAGCATCTTCTGGATTATACGCCGATCCTGTTCCTAAGTCTACTTCACTTAATCCGTCCGCATCAATAAACACTCCATCTGGAACTACTTTAGAAACTACTTGTTGTATTTTTAAGTGAGTTAATTGAATTAAATCAGCAAAAGGAATCATTCTTCTCACTAAAGATTCAAAGGTTCCTTTATATAATTTAGGCGCACAAGCCACATAATTAGGATAAGCAAATTGGTTTGCAGAATTTGGTCTAACCATATTCTCCATCATTTCCCATTTTAATAAAATATTAGTTCCCATTACCATTACACCCTCATACCATACCTCTATTTTCTTTTCTACTTTTTCAAACTTTCCTTCGTCCATCATTTCTTGAGGAGGATTAAACTCATCGTCTTTTTCTACCGTTCTAAAACTTCCTTCTCCGGTTTGTTTTTTCTTATACACAAAAGTATTTGTACTTTTATAGTTAAAATACATTAAGGTGCACGTGTCACGAGCAAACATACTGTTCTCATACATTGCCGCAACATTATAATAATTATACCATGCTTGACTGTATTTAGAGATTTCCTCCATATCCTCGTTAGTAATATCGGGATCTATCTTTACTAACTCGGAAATAGGAACTGTTTTAATTTCCCCCCAATAAAAAGTGTCTTTAAAGTAAGGGTCTTCTGTATAACTATACACCACATTAGCAGGGTCTACATATTCAACTCTTATTCCGTCCCCTTGCTGAAACATATGTTTACATATCCCTACCCCTAAAGTAGTAATATCATAATCTACTCTTTTTCTAACTTGTTGATAATGATTTTCTTCTAATTGGGTGTTAATAGCTATCTCATTTGCTATTTCAATTCCAGGCTTATAATTAAGCTGCATATACAACTCCATTTCAGAATCTGATTCTGGCAGATTGGAGGGGTCAGCCGTAAACATCGGCACTTCAAAGTCTCTCTCTATCTGATGAAATAAATTTTTTGCAACTACATTTTTTTCTACTTCTCTTTGAAACTCTCCTCTTTTTTCTGCAGACATTGCATCCATGGCAATACAATTAACTTTAAATAGTCTATCCGACATACCATTAACTATTATATCTACAAATTTAGGAACTATAGGAACTGGTGTCCAGTCTAAATTTAAATAAGATAAATCTCCATCTATAGCTAACTCATTTTTATATTTAGCTACCGACTGTTCTCCTCGCGCGTACAGTCTTAATCTATGGAATTCTGCCCATTGATTGTAGAATCGACAGTTCATACCGTCTTTACGGAACCACTCATATTGTATAGCTTGCCCTATCTGTATGCCAAACTCATCGGTTTTCTTCTCTGCATCTGAAACAAATTGGTCTGGGAAGGCGGCAGCCTGTATGTCTATTTTCACATCTTTCATCGGATTATTTGGCTTTTGGTGCTGGTATTATTATATCTTGCAAAGTTAACACTTATTTTTGATTTTTGTTTAGAGGGCGTGTATAAGTGTTTCTGATTAGCCATAATAGCTAATCCCGAACTAATAGCGGCATCAAACTTAGTTCGATTACTAATATCAAACTTCGCCCAATCCTCTAATGTTCTTCCAAAATACATTGTTCCCATATCCCCCTCATCTCTATAATCTCCTATAAAATCAATACCAATATATTTTTCGATATAAGATTCTATGGCAGAAGCATGAGACTGTTTAACATCCTCCGAAGTATTAGGAATACCGCCTAATTCTCTTTCGGTTTTAGATAATTTATTATATGTTTTATCAGGTCGATTTAACGAATATCCTCTATATCCTCTATTTTTAAAATGATATAAAAGACGCGGTTTATTATTTTCACATAGAATTGGCATACCATAAAAAATACAAGCCATAAGAACTTCTTCAAAAAATATTTCCGCGGTTTGCGGTCGGGCGATATATTCTAAAAAAAAATGATTAGAAGGAGCTTCTTCCATGCTAAATTTAGTTAATCCATGGAGTGCCCCATTAGATCCTTTTCCCACTACTACTCCTGAAATATCATAAGAGTCACAACCGAACGACCCCATATGTTCATTGCCTGGTTTTTTTAAACCCCTCTCAGTTAGTATATTATTTTGAAGATGTTTTTTAGGGGTCCATGTTACTAAAAACCTCCCCCTGTTATTAGGACTCCAAATTACTTTACTATCTTTAATTCCATTTTCCCAATGAAAAGAACCACGTGTAACATGGTGATCTAAAATTAAGGAATCATTATAATCGATCTGTTGATATAGTTTAGTTAGATTAAATAACGATTGTTTACTTTCATCTCGGAAAGCGTGAGATTCAGTGCGAGGGAATTGCCTATAAAATTCATTTAAAGCATCTGGATCTTGTGATAATGAAGTCACTTCATTTTCCCAATAATCTATAGCGCCTATATTAATTGTTTCTCCATCAATTCCTTTTACTGGATTTAAAGGGGTTTTTAAAACAGGCATTCCATATCTATCTATATATCCTTCAAAATTCCATTCCATAGGAACAAATAAACAATATAGACCTGATTTAGTTTGACCATTCGCATTTCTTTTAGAAGGAAAAGAATCTTCATATAAGGCTTTAAAATTACCTCCTCCCTTATCTAAAGCATTAGAAGTAGATCCCATCATACATTTACCAATTATTTTACTCCCCAATCGCAAACAGGTTTTAGTTACCCTCCAGTTATTTAAAATATTATCTGGCCTTTCCCATTTACCACTCTCATCATGTAATAATAATTGTAATTTTTCACCATCATAACTATTATCTCCTGTATTTTTCCAATCAATTGTAGTGTCTAATCCTTCGAGTTCATCTTCAGATATCTTATGCATATTCTTTTTAGTAATCTTAGATGCAGGTACTCTATAAGCTAATTCAGTTTTAGGTTTATCCATCCCGTCTTGAATAGGTTTAAAAAAGAAAGGATAATTATTAGAGATAGGAACTACTTTATCGGTGAACATTTTCTTTGCATCCGAACCTGTTTTAGACAATATACCTATACGAGAATCTTTAGTAATGGTTGCTTGATTTACCCCTTCACATGAACTCATAAATGAAAATCCTGAACGTCTAATTTTTAAGTAGCACATACCAAAACTTCGTTTATCTGCCTTACAGGCTTCCCAAAAAATATAAAATATTCTATTAGCTTCTCTGAAGTCAGGATGACCTACATCAATCTTTGTCCATTGGAGATACATATAATGAGTACCTGTAATATAAGTAGGTATACCATTATTCATAAACCAATATCCTTGCTCTCTCCGATCAAACTCTTCTTCGATATAGTCCACCCATTGAGATTTAAAAGCATCCGGAGTTTCATGCCATTGAAATATAGATTTAATTCTATGTAAATCTTTAGAAAGTTTAGTAGGTTCCCAATACTGCTCCTCTTTTTTTTTAGACCTCTTATATATTGTGTTTGGAGGCTTAGGTAGTGCTATCTTTAATCCGTTTATATCAATAACACTTTCTATTTGACCGCTGGTGGATATAATAACTACATCATATTTTTCGTTATACCCATAGAGCCATGTTCTTGCTTTATTCTTATTAGCCAACACAGACTTAGGTATAAAGTTTTTTATTTCTGTATATAAGTTATTTTGATCTTGATTCGGCAAACCCTTTTAATGTATTAGTTTTTTTATCTATTATTCCCCCTTCTAATAAAACTTTTTCTTCTTCTATTTTTTTTAATATTTCAAACGCATCCATAATACACAGCTTCTTAGTAGCGGCCGCATTCTTTAATCGGTCTGCAGCTAATTCATCATCTTTATCATATTTAATGATATCCTCTTTAGCTACTTTTATTAATTGCTTAACTGCCTTTTCTCCAGCAGAAATTATATTTAATTTAATTTCCTTTATGTCCATCTTCTTTTTTAAATTTTTCAGTTAAGCTTTTTAAAGCATCCTCATGTCCTGGCATTTCTTTTAAAATTTGTAAAGCCCCTAATACCAGGTCTCTCGTTTGTTTTTCTTCCATAATTAATTTCTGAAGATTAGTTGTTAAAGCCTCTACCTTAGCTTTTAGTATACCAATGTTTTTTTGTACTCCCATAATTTAATTTTTTTTAAATTTATATAAACTATATTTTAAGGTTAATTCTTGTCCTTCCTCTATTTTTTTTAAAGTCTGCAATTTCTTATAGTGATAATCGCCTTCTTCTTCTATCAATTTACAATTAGGATTCTCACTATGATTTATAAATCCCCCAAGAGGAGTCCTAATAAAATTATGCTGAAATTCAGGATCATAAACATGACTAATCCCAATAATAATTCCTGCGGGCACATCTTCGGTTGCGAAAATACCAGCCCCATGTATTGATGAGGGGCCGATAGAAAGATACTCAGGCAACGGTGTATAGTTTTTTTCACTTTTCATTTTTTTTATATTTATAAAATATTACAAAAACATTTCTTCCTTCTTCC